GCCGTGATCGCCCCGACGAGCAAGCCGATGGGATTGCTCATAATCGCCCTTCCAAGCCCATGAAGCGCCATAGACAACAGGTTCGTCGCCCCCGTACTCGCGGTCTGTGCAGCCGTATTCGCCGCCGTTTCGAGTGTGTTTACGCGCTTTGCGGCCGTGTTTAGCGTCGCTTGCTTGCTGCTTAGGCTCTGAATCGCGGTGTTCTTCGCCTTTTCGGCGGTGTTTAATCGCTCCTGCGCCGTGGATAATGCGGTTGTCGCCGCTTCTATTCTCTTCGCGTTGCCGCTCATCATGGCCGCGCCTACTTGCGAACGCTTTGCCGCCACGGCTTCCGCGGCTTTCTTTTCGCGCATCGTAGCAAAGGCGATTTCCTTTTCCGCCGCCTGCACTTCGATCTGTGTTGTCTGAACGAGGGCTTTTTGCTTCTGCAGCTCCGCGTGTACTTCCGTTTGGACGGCCTTCGCGTAGGCCAATGATGAGGTGGAGAGCTTCATCTTTGAGAGCTTCGCCTGCTGTTCCAGCGTCAAAACGCTCCGAAGTTGTTGTCCCGTGGTCAAAACCTTTGCCGTCTCAGAAACCTTGTGAACCGCGGCCACAGTGACAACCGCGGCTTTATAAGCGCCGATTGCAGCGGCAGCGGTGAGCACGACCTTCCCGATCGTCCGCCAGTTCTCGATGAGCTTGCCGGTGATGTCGAGCACACCCGAGATATTCCCCTCCTGGCTCTTGCCGATCTCGTTAATCATCTGCTCCCACGCGTCCTCGATGTTAGACAGCTGTCCCTTAATCGTCTTCGACTGCTTCTCCATCAGTCCGCCGAACTTGCTGCCTTCGCCCGTCAACGCCTCGATAGCCTTCTGCACTTCGGGGAAACCGATCTTGCCCTCTTCGACAAGCTTCTTCACCTCGCTCTTGTTTTTGCCGAATTGCTTGGCAAGCTCGTCGGCGAGGGGAATACCGCGGCCGAGGAACTGATTGAGGTCTTGCGTGTAGAGACGGCCTTGTACCATGGTCGTGCCGTAAAGAAACGCGAGGTCTTTTAGTGGCATAGACAAGCCCGCAGCGATGTCTCCGAGACGGATTAGCGTCTCGTTCACCTTGTCGCCCTCCATTCCGTAGGCGAGGAGCATCTTCGACGCCTCGGCAACCTCGCTCATCTCAAAGGGCGTGGTGGCGGCCGTGTCGATCAATTGCCCCATCAGCGCATCGGCCTTCGACTTGCTGCCGAGCATCGTTTCAAACGCCACCTCCAGCTGCTGATATTCGCCGCGAACGAGGGCGAGCTGCGAGACAAAGTCTTTGATCTTGTCGACGGCGAACAAACCCGCGGCCGACGCTGCGAGTTTTCCCATAAGTCCGTCCATCTTCAGCACTTCGGCTTCGGCTGCCGTTCCGATGCCGCGAAGTTCCGCCTGGGCGCGTTGCGCTCCTGCGCGGAGTTCGCTATCGTCAAAAAGCGCTTCGAAATGAAGTCTTCCCGTTTCTTGATCCATGGTTCAATCTTTTATGCCGAGAATCTCTCGGACTCGTTCTTGATTAGCGGGGTCGCTCGCGTCGATCACCTCTTCCTTGCTTTCGTCGTCCTTGTCTGTGTCGTACGACGGGAGAGCGGCGCCGAGCATGATTAGGTTGGTGTAGCTCAATTCGTAGAGCACGTAATCGAGCGAGAAGTTGAACCCCTTGATTACTCCTCCGATGATCGCCCAGACGCTGTCGTTTCGTTCTCCACTTTCGTCGGTCTGAGAAGATTCACGGCGTTGAGGAAAGTGGTAAGCGCGAAAAAATTTGAGATCTCCATCCGTTTAAGCACATCGGAGACGACCGCTTGCAGCTCCACGGGGCTCAATGTCTCGAGTATCTCACGGGCGAGCACTTCGCCTCGGGTGACCTTCGGCGTTCTTTCCCGTCTTACAAGGCGCAGAACGCGCGATAATAGCGAAGACGGGCGCTCGCTCACAGCGGGGACTTTCGCTTCGCGTGCGCCGAGAATCAACGTTGCCGCCAGAAGACCGAGGCTTTCGCACTCCGACGCGTAGGAGAGCGCGCTTGTGATGATATCGCCGTTTTCGACCTCGGGGAGACGGGGAAGGTGCGACACGATCTCCGAGACGCTAATCAGCGTCGCAAGCGTGGGAGGTGCTACTTCGTAGGTCGTTGCACCCACTTTTATTTCGACGGGGGTTTGCATCACGGCATCTGCCACCCGTTGTTCTTGTGTTTTGGTCATTAGTGTTTTACATTTGTTAGGGGCGCAGAGCGGAATCGAACCGCTCACACTCGTAACCCCCACGTCTACGAGAGCCTTTCCTTGTGCGCCTGTGCATTTCTCGTGTTTGAGGTTTAGGAGATGACCTCGAGCTTAAAGGCTTTGCCCGCCTTCGGTTTGAGCACTTTCGCTTTGTACTTGTACAGCGTGCCTTCGCTCGTGGAGAACGAAATTGTGGCCGAAACCGTAGCGCGGTCCACTCTCCAACCTTTGCACGTCGGGTCGTCCGGCGTGAATCGGAAAGCGTGCTCTCCGGCGATTACGCCTTCCTCGCCATCGAAAGGAGGCTCGACCCCCTTTTTGACGAACATCTCCCAGGTGATTTCGTAGGTCGCGGGAGTGGTCTTACTGTCGACGATGTTCCCTTGCTCGTCTAGGGCTTCTTTTGTTTCCCCTTCCTTCGGATCTACTTTGAGCGAATCTTTCTTAGGAACGTCGATCTTCGTCCACGGGGAGGCTGCTTTGGGCTCCCCTCCTTCAGATTCTGCGGTCTCGAACTTTCCGTAGTTCCATGCTAGTACTGCCATAGTTCTGTGTTTTTGTGTGGTTAATGTGTGTTTTTAGTCTGTGTCATCGTCTCCGAAGAAGTCGTATTCGAGGCGTACGACGATAAAATGTTCGTGTAGCTCGGGTGCTTCGTCGGTGGCGATCGTCTGTTGTAATCGGAATCGATAGTTCGAGTCGCGCGTTGAGAGTGAATCCACCCATCGTTGTGCGGCGCGTTCGATCTCTTCCGTTCGGGCGCTGTCTTCGGTCAGCACGCCGTTGTCGTACGGGTCAATATCGGGGACGAAGATGTTTATCGTTACGACCCCGCTTTGAATATCCCCCGTAACACCCGCGGTGAAGATCACCACGGCGTCCTCGTTTGGGCTGTCTCGCGGGCGTAGACCTTCGCGATAAACTCCGCCCGTGATCGTCTCTGCGATCGGGCTCTTGAGGAGTTTCCGATACACGTCGCCCTGAATCTGTCGAGAGGTTTTTGGCATTAGCGATTACTTTCGTTTGGCGTTGAGTTTAGCTAGCATCTGCGGCACAAGTTGTTTCGCTTCGAGAGTCGCGCTGTCGAGAACGTCCCGTCCGCGATTCGCAACGTGCACGGCATAGTCCATACCTGCGACGACAATAAGCGCCACGCCGCGGCTGTACTTTCGTGCGAGTTCGGCTGCAAAACGCCGTCCTTCGTAGCCGCCGGGCTTCGTTGCGGTGATCGGAGAACGAGAGGAGTCGGACGTCTTCCCTCGGCGGGAGTGTTGCGCCACGTCGAAATTCGAACTCCAGCGAATATGCCCGTCGACGACAATAACCGCCCCGATCGAACTGCGGAGATTTCCCGTTTGGTCAATGTACGAGCCCCTGCGCCGAGCGGTGTTGACGACGCGAACGGCCACGTACTGCAACGAACGAATCAACGCACGTTCGTACTTCTGCGCGGCATCGGCGAAATAGCGCTCCACGGCCTGATAATCCGTCTTATCTACAATTGGCATTTCCTTCGTATTTTAGATCCAAAGACGAATCTGGCAGACGGCATCGAGGCGTTCGATACGTTGCACAGAGAAGTCCCCCAGAGAGCGACCGTCTCGGTCGACAAGGCGTATCTGCTCCCCTTCGAACGGTTGCTCGTCGATGAGCACCGTGTAGGCCGCGGGGGTGAAGTGTTCGCCGTGCGTCGTGCCCTGGGCGTTGTAATGCACCGCCGTGTATTGGCACGGAATCGCGCCGACGTATCCTCCCTCGGATTTGCGAGGGTGTCCCGTTGCGGGGTCGATACCCGATGCAGTCTTTCGTTTCACGGACAAAGTTCCGTTCGGGATGATCATAGGCGGTCGCCTTTATATCCGAAGATCGAAGACTTCACCGCGCCGCCTTCGAGTTCTTCAAATACGGCG